TGAATTTCTTTATTAATTGTTTTAGTTTCTTTTAAAGGATGATTATAAAATTCAGCTTCATCACCAAACAAAATTTCACCTTTTTTATTCATAACAAAAGGTTCATCCATAATTACAGGACCAATATCTTGCAAATTAAGAACAATATCAATAGCTTCATGAACTTGAGTGAAATTAAGTGAAAAATTAAGAACAAATCCATCAAATTGTTTAGGATTGTACATAATTAAAAGAAAAGGACTTTCTGCATCCGGTTGAAGCGCTGCTAGTATTTCATTATCCAAAAATACAGCATTGTATGAATTTTCTAAATATTTTTGAGCTTCTTTAAAAATAGATTTAGCCATGAATATATTATCTCACAAATAACTTAAATAATCAATAAAAAAGGAGAACCAGTTTCCCGATTCTCCTTTTTAAAATTTTAATAATTAATTAAAATTATTGACCGTTAACAATACCATAAACATAGACATGATGGCCAGGTGCTGATGTGAACACCGCCTGGTCAGTCCAAAGTCTCATCTCCACAGCAGCAGCACCTTCTAGCTGACGAATGTATTCATTCTCACCCATTCCTGGAATTTTGAAAGATACATCAGATGAACCCATACGAGTAAATTCATCAACAGCAAGAATATATGCATAACCCTGTTTACAGAAAATAGAAGGTTCAATTGCAACCATGCCATTTTGACCGTAGAACTTGATGGATTTTGATCCATTATCAACTTCTGCAGTACTGTAAGAACTATCTGTTCTTCGGAGAGCAGCTTGTTCAGTTAGTAAATCTGCCCAAGTAACTGGGTTAACAATAACGGTTACATCACCTTCAAGACCTTTTGCAACACCTAATGCAATAGCATGTTCAAGATGGGAGAATGAAAGAGAAGTACTTTGACAATTGTATTGGTTACCAGCAAATAAGCTATATGCAGTTTGACTAATACCGAAAAGAGTACCAGTTTGTGAAAGCATATTATGGATACCAATTGCTTCATTACCATAAGCTCCTGAGAAGAAAATTACATCTCCTGCAGTAGTTCCAGATGGAAGAGTATCAACCGTGATTGATAAAGCTGAAAGAGATACAGCGGTAATATTTGCACTTCCGCGTTTAGTTCCACTAGAAGCCGCAGTATAAACGTCGATAGGCATTTTTTCTGCACCAGACCAAATACCAGAAGCCCATTCAGAAGCAGCAATATAAATAGTATTACCATTTACAGAGGAAACTGAACCGTAACCGGCTTGACCATAAAGAAGCTCAATTTCGAGTTTCTTGGTAAGAGAACGAAGCATGTTAGCAACTAAGAATTTAGTAGCATCTTCGAAAGCTTTTGGTCCACCACCGATAGATCGGCTAATTGAGTTGTAACCAAGATAAGAACGGAGAACTTTAGGATAACCCTGAACTTGTGCATTCTGGATTTGACCTGCAACTGGAGCAACGAGTGAGAAAGCATCGTCATTTGGACCAGCAAAAGTTACACCATGCTCTTGGCCTAGAATAACGGGTTGATTGAAAGCAGCACCTTGCTGTTTATCTTTTTGAACGAATTTAATCATTTTATAAAGCTTAACACCGTCTGGAATTAAGTTTTGAACATCATCTCCATAAACTTGTTTAAAGAGACCATTGAGGGTCGATAATGTATTCGAACCTGATACTGGAGTAAGAGACATAATTTATTTTTTCCTTTTAATAATTTTTAGGTTTTATTTGTTTTCGTTTTTGTCCTACGAAGATACCTAAATAACGCTTTTAATTTTCGGGTATGCCGACAACAGCAATCTTACTCGTTAATGGTTTAGGGTCGGAAGTGGACCAAAGCATTTTATTGCTTACATAAAGAGTTGTTAACTGAACTGCATAAATTATTAAAAAATCAATAAAAAAAGAGCCTTGAAATTTCTTTCAAAGCCCCACAATAAACGAAGTTATTGATTTTAAAGGATTTTAACGATTTAAAAATTCTTTGATAGTCATCTTTTTTGGTGGTGTTTCGGTAGTTTTACCTTTACCGCCTGTATTTTTAACCTGATTTGCAGTTTGAGCAACTTGTTGTTGAACTGCTGCAACTTTTTTCTTACGAATTTTAGAAATTCTATCTTTACCTACCAATTCTTCTAAAACATCATCACTTGAAGCCCCGAATAATTCTTTAATATCAGTAGCCATTTGTTTACGAATTAAAGGAACAATATCGGCAGGACTTAAATCTACATTATTTTGTAAAGCAATAAGCATCATTTCTGCCATTTTACGAACAGTGTAAGCAGTTTTTGGTAAATCGCTTGTTTTAAGAGCAGATTCAATATTAGCTTCAATTTTTTGTTGTTGTTCTTGCTGTAAACGTTGAAGTTCAGAACTTTTTCTTTTCTTTTCATCATCTTCAATTTTAGCTTTAATGTCAGCTAATTCCCTTTGAAGTTTTTCCTTTTCAAGTTGTTCTGGACTCTTTTGAGCATTTTCAATTTCAGCATTAATTACATCTTGTGCTAATTTTTTTAAATCAACTCCAATATTTGGATCAGTTAAAACTTTTTGTGGATCAGTTTTTAACAATGTAATAAATTCTTCTGCGGCGCGGCGCATATCGGATGCTTCTTGCATTTTTCTTTGCGCTGCTCTAGACATTTGCAAATGTTTACTAACAGCAGCTTCATCATTGAGATCAAGTTCAACAACTTCGCTTCTTCCATCAACTTTAATATTATATTTTTTTAATGTGGATTCTGCTACTTTTTTTTCTTTTTTAGAAGCATTTGGGTCATTTAAAACTTCTTTTGCTTCTTGTACCGGACTTTCTGTGGAACCTGATGCTTCTAGAGTAGAACTTTCTTGTGAGCTATCTTGAACTGTTTGATCTTGTGTAGATGCTGCTGTTTCTTGTGCAACAGGGGCTGCGGCTTGAGGGGTAGCATTATTAACTGACATATATTTTCCTTTTCTATCCTAATTAGGGTAAGTGCATAGACAAAGCCATGCTTGTTATTCTTCTATTCTAATAGAGTAAGAAGATTCATATTAAGTTGTTAACGCTTTAGGTGATATGCAACAAAAAGTAGAATATTTAACAAACCGCTGAGTAAAAGAAGTTCTTTCCAAATACGACTTGGTGCCTTTTGAATCTTCCTATTTATTTTAGGATTTTCAACTAGCCTAAGTTTTGACACTTAAATTTTTGGACCTTTGGAAGCAGCAATTGCAATAGCTTGTTTTTGTTTATCTGAACTATTGTTAATTCCAGATTTTGGAGTAAATTGTTTTCCACAATGTTTACAAGTTGCATATTGAGGTTTAAATAAACTTTTTAAAGAAGAAAATGTATTTGCTCCACCTACTTCTGGAGGAGAACTACCCATTGGACTACCTGAAGAACCTGCTGAACCTATACCTGCCATAATTATTTACCTTTATAAATATTTGTAAAAATATCCCTTAATACCATATTTAAGAATTGATCTACCAATATAACTTTTTCTATTTATAGAATGTTCTTTAAATCTAATATTGATATCTTTAGTTGTCTGACCAACATAACATTTTCCTGTAATATTATTTTTAATTTGATAAATAAACATTATCACCCTTTAGGTGGAGCAATTAGGGGCGATTTCGGTAATTTTGCCAACTGAATTCCACCGGGAGGAAGTCCGGGTCCGTTAATCGTTCCAGCTCCAGGAAGTTGAGCTATTCCCGATTGACCAACTGAAGGTGGGATTAGTGCAGGAGGAATTTTCACTTTATGTGGTTGTGGTGGACCCGCATGATGATGAACTACATGTTGAACTTGAGGTTGTCCTTGTGGACCACCAGGCGGACCTTGTGGTGGTGCTCCATTAGGAGGAGGCATTGGGCCTTGCTGTGGAGGAGGTTGTTGTCCTGGTGGTGGAGCAGGTTGACCAGGAGGAGCAATAGGTTGTTGACCTAAAGCTTGAAGAAGTTGAGGGTTTCCTGTTTCTAAAGCTTGAATATGAGCTTGTAAATGTTGAGTTACTCTCTGTACAAGTCCTGCATCTTTTCTTAACTCAGGATCTTGCAAACAACGTTTATGTTCATGGATATGTTGAATGTGTTCATCTGTAATCATAACAGGAGGAACTTCTCCATCCATCATATTTTCATTTTCAAGCTTAATAAGATTGAGTTCATCTTCTTCAGCACCATCTAAATCATCAATGACTCCGGTATTAAGTACTTGAAAAATTTGTTTAGGGTCATTGAGTCCACCATATTGCATCATATTGGAAGCAAGTTCCATACGTCCTGCAATGGTTTTAGCAAGAGGATTACCCACATCAACATAAACTCGAACGATATTTGAAATATCGTCAGCTTCAAATTCTTTAAGTTTGGTTTTATTTTCTTTACCAACAATTGCAATTAAACGAGGAGTTTTTGCATAATCCTGAAGAATTTGAATAATACTCGTTCCCATATCTTCAATGAGTTCAATATATGCTTCTTGAAGGCCCGAATTAAATTGAAGTGCCATACTTTGAACAAGAGCAAGAGCTGCACCTGTTCTCAAGCTTGCTTCTGGATTACCACGAGCAACACTATTAACACCCGTTAAAGTTTCTCCCACTTTTTCTAACATTTGAATAAAATCGAAAAGTTCTTTTGGAGTTTGTGTTAAATTGAGTGGTTCTGGTTTTTCTTCTGATTCAATATGATTCATTCCACCAGAAAGATTTGTAACATTTAAATTACTATTAGGTTTAGTCCAAATATTTTGAACACCAAATGCGGATTGATTTGTAAGAACTGAACTATAAAGAGTGTTGATTGCTTCTTGAATAGGAAGAAAATCAAACATGGGAGTATAACCGTAAGGAGTTCCTAAAATATCTCCTGCTGAAATTCTAAAAATAGGTAAAGTTCTATATGGAAGACCAATATCTTGCATAATAGTTTCTTGACTGCAGAAAAGCATGTATCTACCATTAGGCATGGCATCTGTTTTTTTATGATAAAATTCATAAATAGGAACATCATCAGTTTCATCAGTTGGATTAGTAAGACCAATTTGGTATTTTTGATAATCACTTTTTGAAGCAAGACCAATAATTTTATCAGCTAAATCTGGATATTTTGCAGCTAAATCGTATTTATTTTTAAAAGTTCGAACAAGATACCAATCGTGATTATTACCTTCTTTACTACCATCCATAATAACATCAAACGGACTTAAAGTAGTAAACTCAATATCACCTTCATAAATAGGTCTTTGAGGATCAGGTTTACCTGTGATTTCATCATCAAAATAATCGTATACTGCTCCACCTGTAGCGTTCCATTCAGCTTTAATGAAACCTGCTCCCATAACAACGGAAAGTTCAACCGCTCTTTTAAGAAATTTTTCTAATTTTTTCTCACGTAAATAATAATCTAAAATTCCATTAGCAAGTTTTGCTTGAATAATAGATTTATTGTCTGTATTCATCGCCCTAGCATCCATTGCTGGACGATTTGAGGTAGTCATTGTGATGATGTTAGAAGCTAAATTTCTAAAGTGATTAATCGGAAGATTAACAAGTTCGCCTTGTTCACCAGAAAAAGAAACTTGATGTCCATTTGATACGTCATCAAAGTAGGCACCATAATAAGCTCGCCAAGCATTACGGAGTTTTTCTAAATAACCAGAACTATTTAAGAATACTTGCCAAGAATCTGCTTTTTGTAAAAGAACATTAGCAGTTTGGTCGCCTGGTTTTAATGCAAAATAAATGTTATCGTTCATGTTACCTGATTTTCATGTCCCACTTAAGTTGTTAAACCTTCTTTTTTATATTCATCATTCGATCAAACATTTCTTTTTTAACATTATTATTAGGTGGTCCACCCGGATAAAACGCATTCTGTCCTGAAGGCTTTTGATAATTTGCTGGAAATGGATTAGCATGAAAATTCACGTTTCTTACCATATACTTAAGCGAATCAATTGCGTCAAAGTGACCAAATTTTAATGCAGATCTTGCAAATTTTGTCTTACTTTTATCCCAAATTCCTTCTTTAAGATGACTGATTAAAATTTTACATCTGGGATGGATAATAATTTGCTTATTAGCAATGAGAATACGCATATTATTAAGTGCCGCATCTGCATCATCTTTACGAGTAGGTCTAAATAATAATCCATGCATTCTTTGTAAATCGTTAATAAGAATTAAATTATTATCGCTGACTCGTTTATAAGGTTCTTTAGTTTCATAGGTAAATTCGTCTCTAAAAAGAAGTTTCTCTTTAGCTTTCACTTCTTTAGCTAATTTATCCGTAGTAAAATCTTTTCCTGTGATGACATATTCATCTTCAATAACAAGTTTATTTGCTTTAAAATCGTGATAACCAAAAAGCACCACGGTTAAATCTTTTGCTCCTACGTCCATAGAAACATATGCATTATAAAAGGGAGGTTTTCTCCATTCTTGAACAATTTCATTTTCAACATCTTCAAATTCTGGAATAATAGCAGAATCTCTATCAACTACCACTTTTGCTAAATACTCTCTTTTAAAATCTACAGTATCCATTCCATCACAATCTTCTTCTGCAATTTCTTTAATATCTGCAGGAGTAAGTCGTGGATTATCAAAAATAGTTTTACGAGTAAAAGCTCCATCTAGTATTGCTTGATTCATAAAAATTACGAATTCGTGTGAAGGAGATTTGGGAGGAGTACTTGCTAAGATAAGTTTTCCCTTGGTTAAAATCATAGTAGGTTTTAAAACAGAACGAACGATATATTTTAAATCATCTACGAAACCGGCTTCATCAATAATACAAAGATCCGAGTTACTACCACGGGCACTATCTCCACGACCACCATCACATCCTAGAATTTTAATTTGACTGCCAGTAGATGGAAAAAACCATATACCTTCAGCTTTTTTCTCAATAGGACGAATTTCTTCAGGAGCATCTGCGATGAGTTCGCGCATAAGTGGTCTAATAATATCTCTTACATCTTTTTGTGTAGCAGCAAGGTATTTAACGATAGCATTTTTCTTAGTAAGACATTTTTCAATAGCTAGTACGCATAATGTATAGGATTTACCTAAACGTCGAGAAGCTGCCCATACTATAGTTCTTGAAGGACAAGTTAAGTAATTTTGTTTAAGTTGAAGTTGATTTGCGTCTAGCTTAAAATCAAGGACGCCATATTCCCAACAAAGCTTTCTCGCATATTCAGGAGTAATATCTTCAATTTCTGGGTTTGAGTTTACAATGTCCACAAGTTTCACATTTCACCCATAAATGAAGATTATAATGGGGATAATAAAGACCAACTTTACATCGGACACAGATTCTTTGTAAAAATCGTGTCTCTTCTTCACTCATTTAATCTGTCTTTTTCTGAGCAATAAAAGTAAGTTCCTTAATTGTGTAGTCTTTTTTCTTTTTTTCATTTCCAGGAATAGTAGTTGCTTGTCCTGAAAGAAGAAGTTTATTTTTAATTAAAATATCCAAACTTTTAATTTCTTCATTACTTAAGGTTCTGCTCATACTAAATTTATTGAGTTCGTCAATTTGTTTTTCAACAATACATTGTTCTAGAGTTTTAACAATAGGAACAACTGGATTACAAACAAGAAGATCTTCCGTATGTTTTAATTTTTCTTCTAATTCTTTAATTTTCTCTTGAGCAGTTTCTGCAATTAAATAAAGAGTATCTGCATATTTTTGCAAATCTTTTAAAGTTCTAAACTCTTTACCTGATGCGAGGGTTATTACTTCACCCATTATCGTAATCCACGTCCTGCCATTGTAAGTGTTGCCATTTTAGCTTCTGTATTACTTGATTTCTTTTCAATATTTTCAAGTCTTTCCATAATTTCTTTATTAGGATCAGGTTTTTTCTGTTCTTCAAATACTTTTTCTTTTAATTTGAGATAATCACCAAAAGAATAGCATCCTACTAAACTAATAAAGGCTAATGCGTCTCCAATACCTGCTCCAAAAATTAAAATTCTGGCAAGTAATAAAGACAAAAGAATTTCAGTAAGTGTTTTTAACTTAATCATAAGCATCCCTAATTTAAATAGTTGAAATTATTGCGGTTAACAGCTTATTTAGTAATTTCCGTAAAAACGGCACCTGAATTCGCTCATTTCTTCCTATATTTAGTTGTTAACCTATTAAAAAACTTGAAAATTATTAAAAAATAGTATATAATATTATTATGAAAGCAATTTTAGTGTGTTTATTTTTTATTTTACTCTTTTCATTTAAAGCGTTTCCTGAACAACGAGTTAAAATTGCTATTATTGATACAGGATTAGATATTCAAGATCCGCGATTTAAAAATTTAATTTGTGGATATAGAGATTTCACAAATACAGGAATTCAAGATAATTTAGGACATGGTACTCATGTTGCTGGTCTTATTAAACAATATGCTAAAAATAAAAATTACTGTTTTATTGTGTTAAAATATTTTAATAATTATACCGAATCATCTAATGTAATAAATAATGCGCTCAGTAAAACCTATGAATCTCTTTATGAGTTTAATCCTGACGTTGTAAACTATTCTGGTGGTGGTCCTTTCTTGGAAGCTGAATCTATTACAGTTAAAGATTTAAGTCATACTCAATTTTTTGTAGCCGCCGGAAATGAAAATCAAAATATCGATAAAGAACCTTATTATCCTGCAGCTCTTAAATATCCTAATATAACTCCTGTGGGAGCATTAGCTGGATTTTTAAAAGCTCCATATAGTAATTGGGGAAATCGAGTAGTTTGGGAACAAGGAGATAATATTTTAAGTACAGTTCCTTATCCAATTGATAGTTCTGGATATTTATATATGTCAGGAACAAGTCAAGCGACTGCGATTAGAACAGGAAAATATATTTATGCACATTACTAAAGCATTATTAATTTCAATTGTTCTTATGTTAATTTTATTTTTAGCTGGAACTTTTGCTTCCAAAATGTTATAATAAGAAAAAGGACACCAATTTGGCAAACTTTGATGATAAAATGGGAGCAGGAATTGTCATTGATGGTAGTGAAATGGAACAAATTCATTATTCTTTACTCTTTGATGAATATGTGGATGATGAAATACGTGAAATGGAACATCAAATGAGAGAAGAAAAAATCCTTAAAAGAGTTTGTTGGGTTAAAACTCTTTGTTTTCCTATTGAATTTATTATTACATATTTTCTTTTAGGTAAAATTTGGACTAAAGAAAGAATTGAGCAGCAAAAATTATTTAATGCTTTTCTAAAAAATAAAGTAACATCTAAAGAATTTTCTAATAAACTTATGGATATTAGTAATTTATATATGGAGAAAAAACATGGCTAAACTTGTTCTACTTTGTGGTCCTCCGGGTTCTGGAAAATCTACTTATTGTGAAAAATTCAATGACTTTTATAGAATTTCTCAAGATGATATGGGAAAGGAAGGTCATTGGAATACATTCGTTCCTATTCTACTAACTAAAAATAATATTATTATAGATAGAATGAATTTTAATAAAGAACAACGTAATAGATATCTTAGTAAAGCTAAGGCCGCTGGATATGAAACCGAGATTATTGTTCTCCATGAATCTTATGAGACCTGTTTAAGTCGATGTTTAAAACGCGAAGGACATCCTACAATTAAAGATGAAAAAAATGCACGTAGTGCCTTACAAACTTTTTTTACTAAATATGAAAGAGTAGAAGATAGCGAAGCTGATGTTGTAACTCGTATTTGGCCTGAAGGAGTAAAGGAACCTGCAATTTGGGTTGATATTGATAATACTCTTGCTGACAATTCTCATAGGTCACATTTACTACATACTGAACCAAGAAAGACTAGATGGAAAAGGTTTTTTGATGAAATGGATAAAGATATTCCTAATAAATGGTGTGTTAAATTAATTGACGGAATGATGGATCAATGTGTGGTTTTAATTTGCTCGGCAAGACCGGATAATTATAGAAAAATGACGGTTGATTGGTTAGATAAACACTATATTCAATATGACAAATTAATTATGCGTCCTCGTGGAGATTCTAGAGGAGATCATTTGGTAAAAGAGATCATGTATGAATTTGAAATAAAAACTCATTATAATCTTTTATTTAGTGTTGATGATAGAAAAGTTGTGATTGATCAAATGAGAACTCATGGAGTGACAGTTTTAGATTGTGCAGGACCAAAAGGAGAATTTTAATGTCTGAAACTCAAGATGGAAGCCTATTTAAAGTACCACTCACTAAAATTTTAGCTATTAGTCCACATACTAATGCTGATCGCTTAGAAATTGCAACAGTATATGGATTTCAAGTTGTGGTTGGAAAAGGACAGTATCAAGTAGGAAATAAAGTTATCTATATTCCTGTTGATAGTATTCTTCCGCAATGGCTTGAAGATCAACTTTTTCCTCATGATAGTAAAATCAAACTTAATAAACATAGAGTACGACAAATCAGAATTAGAGGATTTGCAAGTCAAGGAATGTTACTTGACCCTATTGACATTGCGGACGATGAAAATTTTATTGATGTGGGCGGATGGTCAATGGAACTTTCTGATCCAGATCTTTTAGAATACGATTTATCAGGACCATTGGAAATTACAAAATACGAACCACCAGTAGCTGGTCCTTCTTCTACTATTGGAAAAGATAAGAATCGAAATAAAAAACATGAAAATCCTTTGTTTCATAAATACAATGGAGTTAATAATGTAAAATGGTTTCCAACTCTTTTTGATAATAAAGAAGTTGTCGTTCAAGAAAAATTACATGGAACTAATGCTAGAGCTGGGATACTTCCTTTCGCTGCTAATACTTTTTGGAAAAGATTTCTTAAATTTATTGGTTTAGCTCCCAAGTTTCAAAACTGTTACGGTTCTAATAATGTAGATATTTCTTCATCTCGTGGCTACACTGGTTATTACGGAGAAGATGTTTACGGACAAGCTTTTGCTAAAGAAAATGTATTTAATAAACTCAATCCTGGAGAAATTATTTTTGGTGAAATTTTAGGAAAGAATATTCAGAAAAATTATAACTACGGACACACAAATGAATACCAATTTGTGATGTTTGATGTTAAAATTTTACAACCTGATGGTAAATTTATGTGGCTTAATCCTGAAGCTGCTGAAGAATTTGCTAGACAGCGTGGATTTAAATTTGTTCCTGTTCTTT